ATAATACCTATGCTCCAGCCAATTAATTGACTATTGCGTTTTTCAGCCAGCGCATGCACTAAATCGTGTGTTTCGTGCATGATATCTTTTACTTCGCTCACGGTCGACTCTACTGTTTCCAGTTTGAGTTCAAGCATGCGATATCTCTCAGCGCAGAGCTCCACGTGAGCTTCAAGGCTCTTTTTTTCAATATCGGTAGTGTCAACCATAGTTAGTTATTTACCAGTTCAAACCAAATGTTCTGTTTGCTATCTTGACACACCAACACTGGCTCAACGCCAGCAGCTTCTGTTAGAGCCAACATCATGGGTATGCCATTACAGTCTTGTTTTAGAGCAGCAAGTTCATCAGTGTTGCCATCAACGGAAAACACTTTTTCGTTTTCACTCTCAAATGTAAATGACCACCGTGTGTTATTGCACTGTGGTTCACTTATTTCTTGTGGCTGTGTTCTCAATCCAAATATCTGCAACAATGTTTCATAGTTGCGCTGTTGGTTACGACTTCTGGTCCAGTCTTGAAGTGTCACAACTGATTGTCCAGCAGCATCAACAAACGGCAATTCAGGGCCGCGGAAGCGACCAGTTACCCCGGTGCGAGTACAATCAAACAGTGTGCGACACAATACTTTCATTTCGAAGTATTTAACGACAAAAGAAAACCCCGGAATTAATCCGGGGTTGTCTCACGGTGAGTCTAGAATTAGACGTTTGTGAAAGTAGCACTCGCTGCAACGTTGGCAGTTGGGATACCAATGTTCAAGCCACCTGTGGCGTTGGCTGTTTGAGCAGCAGTAACCAGGGTAGCTGTTGTGTATGCACCTGTTGGGTACAACGCAATGTTCAACACAGTTGGTGCAGTTGGTGTAACTTGATACATAGCAATGGTAGCTGTTTGCTGAACGGCTTGCAACACGTTGTTGATATAACCAGTAGCATTAGCAGCACCACTAGCACTAAGAGCGCTGTTGGCTGTCAAGCTGAAGAAGTCCAGCTTGGGACCAGCCATTTGCACTGGGCCGCCAGCCGCGATGTTAGCTGTGTTAGCGATGGTACCGTTTTGTACGTCGATGGCAAACACTGGTTGTGTTGTGCCGTTTACTTTTGTTAATACTGCCATGATAATTTCCTTTAAGTTAGTGGAACATGTTGTTCCTACTCTTATTTAGTCTTTTGGTAAAAATTATGCCTGTTGAGGGTTGTTTTGGGCGCGATTTTGAGCAGCAAAAGCTTTGGGATCAAATCTGCCGACCAATTTGGCGTAGCCAGCAGGGGTAGCCATAACCCAGCCTTCTTGCCCTGGGTACTCAGTATCGGCCTGCTGTTTAAGGTACATTTTTAGATCATGTAACAGAACAAATGCTGTGAATGCAGCGGCCAATGCAGTGGTGTTGGATGTTGGACTACGTAGATATTCCACGATGTTGTTGAACTTTTGTGGGGTAACTTTTTGTTGTAGCCAGTCACCAAATTCTGGCAACAGGGTTTGCTTGTTTAGCGGTGCACCAACCTTGGAGTTGATGTAGTCTACTGCTAGTTTGGCTAGGTCAGTAATCTTGTGTGCTCGCAGTTCAACTGGATTAAACAAGGTATCAATGTCTTTGCCGTGTGTGCGAACTATCTCTCTGAGTTGTTTTTCAGCATTGGTCTCAGTCTGCAAAGCCTTGGGAGTAGCTGGTTTTTCCAGCATCAGTCCAGGTACTGGATTAAATGCTACTCCACTCAGTGGCTGACGTGGCTCGCCCACATCAGCATACATTGAGTGAATAGCAATGCCAATGGTACTGTTGCTGATGCGCTGGCCCAGGGCACTCTTTGCTGGAATACGGTATTCAATAGTGTTGGGCTTGAACACATAATTGCCGGCTTGCAGGGGCGGGGTGCTCATGTACAACAAATCACCCTTGACATATCCTCGAAAGTTTTGCGGCAGTGATGCTTCTAGCAAAGGAAACAATGTGGCATAGATCTGAATCAACTCAGTTCTATCACCAGATCGACGGTTCTGAATGTCAGCCATCATTTGGGGACTTGTGGCCAGGCCATCGTAGCCCTTGGCTTCAAATCCTGACCCGTCTGTGAGCACAAACTCGCCTGTGTCAGGTTTGCGTCCAAATATCACAGCAGGCTTACCATCCCATTTGGCTGTGGTAGTCTTGGGAGCCGCTGTGGCCTGCTGCACAATTTCCAAGGCCTGTTGTATGCCAGCTGTGCCTTTGCGAAACACATAGTCTTCCAGGTGTTCGATGCCCTTGGCTCTACCGCCTACTCCGGCTGCTTCTGCTTCTACAAGAGCAACATATCCACGATTCACAATACGATCACGCAGTCGTCCCAAAAAGCCTGCTTCACTTTCGGCCACGCCCTGCTGTGGTTCTTGTAAACCTTCTCGAGCTAGATAATCACGAAAATCTTTAAGCTTGGCATCCATGGCAGGATCATTACTGAGTGCTGCATAAATGCTTTCAACATTTTTTAAGTGCCCACGATCAAAGTTGGATCCCAGTAGCCACTGTGCTAATTGATCAGGATCTTGACTTACCAGCTTTTCGCTAGCTCTGCTGAATACACCGTTGGCACCCACTTTGAGTCCCAGGCTCTTGGCAATGCTGCTCATGAGCACATTACGGTTCATGCCTTTGTAAGCAGAGTCTATTGCGCCGCCATAAAAGAATTGACCCCAGTCAAGGTTAGGAAAAAACATAAAATCAGTCTGCACATAGCCCCGATCAGGATCACCATTGATGGGAGTGCGGAAATGTACTTCCCCGCCTTGCCTGACCCATTCTTTTGGATCTAACTGCTGCTTGACGATAAAATTTGTGAGCTTGTTGGCCAGTTCACCTTTGCTGATTTCGTTTGTGTCTATGGCAATGTCAAGGTCACCTGACGTGGCTTTTTTTCCTGTGCTGCCCAGCCAACGACTGGGGTATCCAGTAGCAGGGTCTTTTTCTCCGCTGAGATCCATGCCCAGCACAGATTCCAGCCATTGTACAGTGCCTGGCACATCAGCTTGGTTGATTCGTTGTGTTAGTGGTTGGCCTTGTTTGTCTTTGAAAACATTGCCGCCTTCTTTTAAAAGATTCATTTTTTTGAGTTTATAAAGTCTTTCACGGCTGTTACGTGAACGGGGTTCTTTGGATCATATGGTTGACGATCAACCATGAAAGCGTTTGTTCTTGGATCTGTTGTTACTCTTGGTGTTCCGGGTGCAGCACCTGATTTTTTAGATTGTTCAACAAAGCTATTGATGTTTTGTATTTGTGCAATGGCTGTACCAAGCTTGGCAAACGCTTGAGCTCGGGCCTGGCCACTAGTATCTGATGGATCTAGTGTTTCTTTCCAGATAGCATCTTTGATGTCTTTGAGTTGTCCTACCATTACTCTGGCTTCAGCAGCATCCTTGGGATCACCAGTGTTGATTCCTGCTGCCCATTGGTCCAGGGCTTTGCCGACGCGAGACATATCTACAACGATTTTATCTAATTCCTGACTCAACTTGGCAGCATCTGCTGGCGCCGCACTTTTTATATTGTTCAATGGATAGCCGCTGGTGTCCTTATGGGTGGCCATGAAATTTTGAACCACCTGACCCCACATCTTGTTCAGCTCTTGCCCCATTTTTCCAGCGAGCTGTTTATTGATCTCCATGGCACCTTTGGATCTTGCCAAGGGATCGTCAGACGGAGTATCTCTGGCATCAACACCCAGAGTTGACGAAACAAACTTGTTTGCAAGAGCACTGGCAAATCCTCCGGCCAAGGATATTTCATTTAGTTTACGAGCTGTAATTTCATGAATCTGCATTGGTTCTCCTTACTGACCTGGAGAATTTTCCAGCGTCCTTGGTACGTATGGCATTGAGTAATTTTCTTGTGAGATTTTCTGCTTGATCAGCGGGAAATTCTGCTTCAATCTGTTCAACCAGTCTGATTGCACTGGTGATAATGTTGCTGGCGCGGCTTTCTATTAGATGGCGGCGGTCTCTTTCAATGTACAGCGACTCTAATTCTTCTAATAAACTGCGGGTCTTTTTTTGCATTTGGGGTCATAAACCTTTGTATTATTTAGTGTATTATAGCATCAAATAAATATTGAAGCAAGGAACACCTCATGACAAGCTCTATCAATCCAAACAACATCGACGGCAACTATCCAGTTGCTGGACAGCCCAACAACACTCAAGGTTTCAGGGATAACTTTACCAATACCAAAACCAACTTTGAGTATGCTCAAACTGAAATCAATGACTTACAAAGCAAGGTAATTTTGAAACAGGCCTTGACTGGCACCACACTGGACAACAACATGAATAACAATCTGTTGTACGCTGTGAAACTGCAAGACGTTAGTTATACCTATTTGCAACAAACTGCCACCGCTGGATCAATACCTATTGATTATAGTGCTGCCCAGTATCAGTTTATTTCTACTACAGGCCCAATTAGTTTGAGCTTTACAAACTGGCCAGAAAGCACCTTGGGTGCTGGCATAGTGCAAATTGCAATTAATGTAACTAATACTTCTCATACATTGACCTTGCCTGCAGAGGTAACACTTGGTACTACAGGAATCCAGGGTTACTCAGGTGGAGTAATTACTTTTGCTGCAACAGGTACATACCAGTTTGCATTTAGTACCAGCAATGGTGGCATTGCTGTAACCGTATATGATTTAAATCGCCCACTTGCAGCGTATACCAATGCATTTGGCTACACCACTGGTGCCGGAGGCACAGTCACACAGGCCACTGACAAATCCACAGCAGTTGTGCTAAACAAACCTTCAGGTGAGATTACCATGCAGGCCGCTGCATTAAGTGCTGCTACATCAGTGAGTTTTACATTGACCAATAGTGTCATTGGCCCTAGAGATCTATTGACGATCAACTTAGTTGGTGGCGGCACCGCTGGAGCTTACACATTTGGCGCTAACTGTACCACAGGATCTGCTGTGATCACTGTGCGCAACGTTACTGCTGGTCCGTTAAGTGAAGCCTTGGTACTGCGATATGCAGTGATCAAGGGATCAATTATCTAACCTTAAAGATATCTTGTATACAACTTTGCCACTTCAGGGAACGTGTGCTCAAACGATTCAGACCTGAAAGTATCAAACTTGCGTATGGAATCCATCATTGCAGAAATGCGTGATGGATTTTC